TTACAAAATTGTAATATGCGTTTTACACATAGACAAATTAAATGGTTTGCTTATGACAAAATTTACAAGAAAATGTTAATATCTCCCCCACCAATGAAAAAAAGACTAAGAAAGAGTTTAAATGACTTTAGGGAAAAAGTACAAAAAACTCCAACTACTTACGTAAGTACAATTTTTGTTTCAGCATTTGTGTAGTATTCATCTTTTTGCAATTTCTTATATGAGTTAATATCATAGCAGCTGATAAAAATAGCATAGGGTAATGATCTCCTAGTATAGACCAAGCAACCCAAAATATTTGAGAGAAAAAACCAAAAAGCGGTGCGTACCAAGATTGATTACCATAAATGTAAATTGATATAACAGCAGTTACAGCGCAAAATACTTCTAAATAAAACATGATTTATGATACCTCAAGCTAGCGGAAAGGCAAATAGGTGTTAACAATTTGGCTAACTTGAGGTGTGTGACAAGTTTATTGTATAATTCATACTGCAAAAAATGTCAACAAGTATTATTTTTTATTTTCCCAGTTTTCCATAATGTCATTCCTTACAAACTTTTTTTTAAAAAAGTTCAAAACATAGACAAAAAACTAGGAAACTAGGAAAAATAGCAGAAAACAAGGAAATATTAGAAAAAAAACTAGGAAAAAACTAGGAATTTTTCCCAAAAAGTAGGAAAAATATCAATAATTATTACTAATTTTAGTATTTTATTCCTAAAAAGTAAGAATCCTTATGGACAAAAAATAGAAACTTTTTTTAAAAAAAACTTTGTATATAATGACATTATGGTAAAAATAGATATGCCACAAAGAAAAAGAGAAGTAAGAACTATTGAAGATTTAACTGATAAACAGAGAAAGTTTATTGATATACTTGTTGATAATTGGGGTTCAATATCCAAAACAGATGCTTATTTAAAAGCCGGCTATGAAACAAAGGGTAACAAAATAGATAAAGGAAGTGTTGCAGCTATTGCCAGTAAACTTACAAATCCTAAAATAAATCCACATATTTGTAGATATCTTGAAATTAGATTACAACAAGAACAAGAAAAATATGAAAAAGATAAACTGAGAAGATATAAAATATTTGAAAGATTAAGAAATGGGGCTGAAATGAAAGGTCAATATACTGGAGCAATAAATGCTGAATTTAGAGCAGGACAATTAGCAGGACAATTTGTTGATAAAAAAGAAATAGCACACACCACACTAGAAGGCATGAGTAGAGATAAATTAGAAGAACGTTTGAAAGAGTTAGAAAATAAAATTAAAGATGCTGATAATATTATAGATGTGACACCAGAGAAATGATTGAAATCGAACCAATTGAAGATGAGGACAATTTTGCTTTTAGCACAATAGTCACATACCCTAGAAAGACTCAAATATCTCATGGCATGTATACTAATAAAGTAGATATGATGAATATGATTACAATGATAAAAACAAATATTGTACATAAAGATAAAATTAAAGGTGTATGCAACGTTGTGGGTGGTAGAACAGAATGGGATTTTTTTAACGACAAACCTGAATTTCATAGATTTATGGAATACATTTTTAAAAAAAATTACAGAGCAAATCCTTTTTTTACTGAAAATAAGTGGAATCCTCATGAATTTAAGGTTGATGCTTGGGGTAACGAGCTTAAAAAAGGTCATTATGTTAAATTGCATCAACACCTTTACACTCATATTATTTTATACTTAACAGAAGGAAATCCTTTAATTATTCCAGAACTAAAAATAACTATCAAACCAAAAATAGGCTCTTATTATATATTTGAACCTTATATTTTACACAATGTGCCAGAGGTAACAGACGATAAAGCTAGATATAATATGATTATAAACATGAGGGAAAAATAATGAATTGTTGGCATTGTAAAACAGAATTAATTTGGGGTAATGATTTTGACATTGAGGACGAAAACGATCATTATTGTATGGAAACTAATTTAAGTTGTCCTGAATGTGGTTCATTTGTAGTGGTCTATTTGCCCAAACAATTACCGAAAGATGAATGATGAGAGAGTCCCAAATTTGGAGACTTATTAACACGATTCAAAAACCCTATCGAGATTGGCATCTCATTAGGATTGAGTCCAGTACAATCAACGGAATTCCTGATGTTAACGCTTGTATTGAAGGTAACGAATTTTGGTTTGAGTTGAAGTCAAATGATGACAAGAATTATGGAATATCAAAATACCAAATCAACTGGATAATCAAAAGACAACGAGCTGGTGGAAAAGCATTTATCTTGCATAACTCCCCCTTGAAGAGAGAGTTCAAAATTCTCGAGATCCGTGATTCTGGACTCCCGGTTCCCGTTTCCCGTTTCCCGTACACTAAACCCGCTACCATTTTACCAGTAGTTCTTCAGGAGCTGGCCCGGCGCGCTGCAGCGTAAATCTGGTTTCCCGTTTCCCGTATAAGTCACGGAATCTGCGGGTTTCAATAATCCTGCCAGTAGCAACCAGGCGCGCGCAGCGTGATTCTGGACTCCCGTTTCCCGTATGAAAGTGGCGGTTTTCTGGGACTTTTTCATTCCATCTGGGCAGCGAAGCGCGCGCAGCGGGAAATCTGGACTGGTCTAAAGTTCCCAGTTTTCTGCGGTTTTCTTCACGCTGTAAAAAACCTGTTGACTGGATCAGGCTTCTGGGCTATAGTCAGGCTGTTAACAATTTGTATATTAACCTTAATATAGGAGAGACATTATGTCCGAAAATTTATGCAGCTGCTGCAAGCAGCCAATAGAAAAAAATGCTAAAGATCAGTTCTGGACCTTGGGACAAGAGGGCTGGCCACTGTTCAAAGGCAAAATATGTGATGTGTGTCATGCAGAATGGCAGGCAGATATAATAAAAGCTAGGATGGTACAGGCATGACTGATAATACTTATAATGGTTGGACCAATTACGAGACGTGGCGTGTGAAGCTAGAAATGATCGATAACTTTGCTGATGTGGGTCATTTAGCACCAGGCTTTGATCGTGATGAATTAAAAGCGTATTGCACTGAATTACTGGATGAAGAGTTTAGAACGTTGGAGCACGTACCAGTTCAGCGATTCGGTCGTGACTATGCGTATGCGTTCCTCGATGCCGTCAACTGGGCAGAGATAGAACGTGCTTTGATTCGTGATCACGAGGAGGACCAGCAGACAGCATGACGGCGTTCATACTTACTATAATAATAATGGCAATATTTTTTCCACGGCTGAGTGCTTTCTTAGCCGTGGTCATTGCCTGTGTGGTGTTTTCGTTTTTATGACGTTTCCCGTTTCCCGTTTGAGGAGGCTGCTCTTTCTTTTTTTCTTCATTCAATCTGTCGCCTGGCGCAGCGGGGAACTTTTCTGGAGAAAGAAAGATGTCTTCGGTGAAAAATTTTTTTCTTGACTGCAATTTTATTCTTTATATAATAAAGGTGTTAACAATTTGAAAAGGAGTAAAAAATGGGTTTCGATTTATACGGACTTAATCCAAAATTAAAAGGAGTTCAACCTAGTATTGATTGGGCTACTGCTACTGATGAAGACAAAGATAGATATGTGAAAGCAAGAAATATCTTTGAACAAGAAAATCCTGGACATTACTTTCGTAATAATGTGTGGTGGTGGAGACCATTAGCATATTTAATAGAAGATAAATGTAAAGATTTTTTAACTGACGAGCAAAGAAAAAGCTTACATTATAATGATGGCAAAGAATATTCTGATAAGGTTGCAGTTAAAATTGCAAACAGATTGCAGGAAGTCTTGGACAGTGGCGAGTTAGAAGAACTAAAAAAAAGACACGATGCAGAAATGCAGAAAGCCAAAGAACATAACGATATTTTAGAAAGTAAAATAAAAGTTATACAAGATGCTCACAAAGGAATAGCTCCTAAAGATTATCCAAAAGAAGAATATACAAATTGGAGAGCTTTACAAGAACAAAAAAATTGGGCTAGTTCTTATCCATTCGATATTGACAACGTCAAAGAGTTTATATTATTTGCTCGTTGTAGTGGAGGGTTTTCTATATGTTAAAAGAACCAAAGGAAAATATAGCATTAACTTGTTCTGATTGTGGAGATGAGCAATATTTCAAAATTAAAGAAATGGAGAAACATTTCAAATATTATGTTTACTGTATGTTTGAGGTTGACCACGAACACAAACACATTAATTCTGAAAGAATGTGGGTTAAGATTGAGTTTGGCGACCAAAAAAATGGAACAGGTTATTTGAGCAACCAACCTCAATTCATTTCTAATTTAAATGAGGGTGATAGATGTTCTTTCTATACGACAAAAGAAGGGATAACTAGAGCTGAGTTACAACAATGATAAGTTCCTTCCTCGAACTGCTAGGTGTATTCCTAGCAGTTCTCATTTTCTTTTTGCTAATCAGATAAATATTTTCCCGTATCCCGTTTGCCGTCCCGTATCCCGTTTGCTGGTTTTCATTAACCAGCAGCGGTGCGCCCGCGGGGAAACTTTTACCAGTAAAAAAATATCATAAAAAATAAAAATAAATAAAAATAAAAAAAAAATAAAAAAGTGTTTGGTGATACTATAAAAGTATGGTTTACTATATATGTGTTAACAATTAAACAGAAAGGTAGTAATTATGACACAATTAAAACTAAAAACTACTTACTTAACTAAGTTTAAGGAAGAATTTATTGTTAAGTATGGTGAACTAAAACAAGAAGTTTTAGATAAACAAAAAGTACTAAATAATATGAAGTCTATGGTTTTAGAAGTATTTGACGATTTAAATACTTCTATGATTGAGATAACTAAATTACCTAAATATAAAGGCACTACAATTTCTAAAATTACTAGAGAAAGTAGTTATGCAGTTAAAGGTGATGGTACTAAAATTCTTGATGCAAACAAACAACCTATTTTAATTTCTGGTAGAATAGACACTAAGAAGTTAAAAGAAAAGTATCCTAATGTTTATGCAGATTGTTTAAAAGCAGTTAAATCTGTTGAAATAAAGTATGACATTAAGAAAGTAGGTAAATAATGCCAAACTTATTAGATAGCATTATTAATACTAATCTCACTACTATCAATGATAGTAGTGAGGTTGAACAACCTAATGAACGTAATGTTAGAGAACCTCATTCTCAATTAAGGTTAAACAATGCTCTAGTTGCAAAGGTATTAGAGGATATAATTGTTGAACATTGTTCTAATTATAATAATGAACAATCACAAGCATTAATGAATGACGTTCAAAGTGCATTACATCAAGTTAGAATATCAATCCTAAGATAACTTAATTAACGGCTTACATTAATTTGTAAGCCGTTTTTCTTTTACAATTCCCCACATAACAACCTAATTAATAAAGTATTAGACTTCATTAAATTATTTTATGCTTATCTACGGCTCTTAAAATCGCTTGTTATTAAATAAAACAATACAATTCCCACATAAAAATTAGGTTACGCAAACAGGTTCACCTGTAACCCAGTTTTATTTCCCCGCGGGGCAACGCTCCGAAAAGAGGCTCTGAACCTGTTTCAAACACAATATCTAGTATGTTTTTGCATTCCCACGCACAAGATATAGGTTCTTGCGACAACGACAGCCTACGGCAAGATCAATACATACATATATTTGCATTTTCTTATGACCTAGATTATAGTGTTTTGTATGTCAATTAATAATTTGACCACAGACAAATTGAGGCTCGAAGTAGAGAGGCTCTTGATAAAAAACATAAAACTGTGCCAAGACAATTTTTTATATTTTGTAAAAGAGATGTGGCCTGATTTTATATATCGTAAAACCAAACTAAGGGATAACTGGGGTCATCATCAAATCATAGCAAATGAGTTTACTAAAGTAGCTTCAGATAAAAAAGGGAGGCTCATAATAAATATGCCTCCTAGACATACTAAATCAGAATTTGCTTCAATCTATTTTCCAGCATGGATGATAGGGAAGTTTCCTAAAATGAAAAT